GAATGCACTTACTAACCTTGGAGATGATTCCAAACACCATGGGTGTCATGAATTATCAGTTTAAATCTAAAAAAGAAGTGATTGGTATTAACTTTTCGATTACTTCAAGAGAGTATTATGAAAGTAAACGCTCAGATATAAGAATTGATATTGCTGTTAAAGTACAAGGGATTGTCTATGATGGTTCTAAGTATGTGGATATCGGACAAGTAATCTATAAGATTGAAAGAACCTATCAAGCAGGACAGTTTATTGAACTTTATTTAAAAAGAACATCCATCAAGTTAGGTGATATCATTGATTACACTGGATGATTTAGGACAAGCTATCGAAGATGAAATAGAAAATTATGTAGAAGGCTTAATCCCTAAGCTTGAAAAAAGACTTAATGATACCGCTGAAGATATATTAAATTACATGAAGCGTAATGCGCCAAGAAGTGGCTATAAAAATGCCTTTGCGGATTCATTTGTCGCAACCTCACAAGGTACAGGTATGAATCAATCCATATCTATTTATTCTGATGGTAAAGGTGGACTCACCCATTTACTTGAGTTTGGCTATACACACCGAAGTGGAAAATATGTCGGACCAAGACCTTTTATGAGGCCTGCTTATGATATGTTTACACCAAAGATGTTAGAAGACATCAAAGAAATCATTTCTAAAGGAAACTAATATGAAAGAAATTTTAGAATCACTCTATCAGACATTAAGTTCTGTTTTACCAGGACAAGTTTCATATGGTAAAAAAGACAGTATAGATACGAGTGATGATTATATCATTTATCAAGAAGTATCAAATAGAGGATCTTTGTATGCTGATGATAAAGTAACTATGCGCATATTAACGATTCAACTTAATTTAATAACAAAGCATAAGAACCTCGAGTTAGAAGAAAAGCTCGAGGTATCTTTATATTATGGTGGTTATGAGTTTCAAATGATCACAGAATATCAAAATGAGGACGGTTCAATAAACCGTGTATATGAAATCAAATTGGAGGTTTTATAACAATGAGTAATAAAGTAACATTTGGTTTAACCAATGTGCACTATGCACTAGCAACACAAACAGAAGATGGTAGTTGGACTTTTGGAATCCCTAAAAGATTAGAAGGCGCACAAGAAATTAGTACTGAGGTCATTGGTAGTAGTGCACAAGTTTATGCTGATGATAAAGTCATTAAGACACTTGTCTCTAATTCAGGGTCTAACGTGACACTTAAGTTTACTGAAATTGATGAAGCATTTAAAAAAGATATCTTTGGTTTCTTAGAAGATACCAATGGGAACTTAATAGAAATAGTGAATGCAGAAACAAAAACATTCGCATTAGGTTATGAAATCCAAGGTGACATGAAAGCAAGACGTATATGGTATTTCTTATGTACAGCGACACCTTCAGGTGACTCAAGTAAAACAAAATCAGATTCTATTGAAGCAAACTCAATTGAACTTAATATAACAGCAAGACCTATTGAAGCAGGTAACAATCTGATCTTAAGAGCAATCGCAGGCGCAACGGATACAAATTACGCAACATTCTTAACAACTGCACCTACGCTTCCAACATTCTTATAAGGAGTAGCACATGGAAAAAACACTTAATCTAGGTGATAAGGACTATCGCCTGCATTCTTCACTATTTACGATTATTGATTACCGTAATGTATTTTCAACAGAACTATTTAGCGATATTAAAAAATTAGAAAAGACTGGTAAAAAAGAAGAAGATTTATCGACAGTCATTGATACGATCTTCAGGATCATCTATGTGCTTCATAGACCATTTAGTAAGCAATCATATAACGACTTCTTAATGTCGCTTGATTTTGGATTGTTAAGTAACCAGGATGAGTTGCAAAATCTGACGAATACGATAGGTGAAATGCTTGGGACATTTCAGAAAAGCACACCCCCACCCAGCAAATCAAAATAAAACTGAAGAAAAAGATATTACAGCTAATATCATCTTTAATCTTGCTCATCTAGGATTATCCATTGAAGATACTAAATCATTTGATCTAGAAACATACTTTTCAATCGTAGAACTAGAAAAAAATGTGATTAGTGGGTCTAAATCTAGTAAAAGAGCAATACAAAATGATATTGACGCCTTTTTAATTTAAATTACATGAGTATTACATAGATTACTATTGACAGTAAATACAATGTAATATAAAATATGTCTATAGTAAATAAATGTAATTAAAATTAGAGGAGGTTTTTTATGTCAAAATTATCATTTGAAGTCGATGACTCATTACTGGAAGAAGTTGAGGTTATATTAGATTCGGTAGGGGTAGATATTGATATTGCTTTTTCAATTTTTATGAAGAAAATTGTAAAGGAGAAAGGCCTACCTTTTACATTAAAACAAACTAAACAATCAAATTCTTTCGAAGTAAATCAAGAAAATGACGAACATTCCAAAAGAAGAAAAAACAATTCTATAACAACTGAAATGATTGAGGAAGTATGGAGTGCATTCTTGGAATATAGAAAAGGGTTCGGTGAAGTAGGTGAACTAGCTGATAAGGTTTCAGAAAAAACAGGTATGAATCGTGGTAGTGCGATGATATATATTAATGTATTAATAAAGCTTGCTGAAGGTGAAATTAATAAACGTTCTATGAAGCCGAGTGACTTTAAATTTTTCCTTATGAAATTTAAAAACACTTTAAGTAAGGAAGAGTTCAGGAATGCAGTTCGTTCAGTAGAAGTATCTATACCTTACTGGAACAATAATATTCCTACTTTTGCAGATAATATGAAAGATTTAATAACTAAAATAAAGTAACAATATAGAAACGCACATCTTAATGATGTGTTTTTTTATGCATTGGAGGTGGAAACATCGCAGAAACAGTAAAAGGACTCAATATCAAACTTAGCCTTGATGGTAGAGATTTAGAAAATGAATTAAAAGATATTAAAAAGGATCTCAAGGAACAAAATAAAGATCTAAAAGCCATTAACGCTAATCTAAGGTATGATAGTTCTAATCTTGATTTATGGAAATCAAAACAAGATAAATTAAATAGTATTTTACAAACAACTAAGAAAAGACTAGATACACAAAACTTAGAACTTGAAAAAGCTAAAAAAGCAGTTCAAATTGGTGATATGAGTCAAGATGAGTTTAATAAGCTTAAACGTAATGTCCAATACACAGAAGCTGAACTTGCAAAATTGAATGGTCAACTAAGCAATACAAACAATAAAATTAAAGAATTAAGTAATGCCAAGTTTGATAAGATTGGTAAACTTGGTTCAACACTGACTAAATCTGTAACGGTTCCTATCTTAGGAGCCGTTTCTGCTTTAACAGCCTTTTCTATTAAGACTGCTTATACTGCAGATGAGATTGGCGATACTGCAGAAAAGATTGGCTTATCAGCTGAAGCATTTCAAGAGTGGAATCACACTGCGACTATTTTAGGTGTCTCCACAGAAAGAATGGAAAGAGCTTTTGTTAAAGTTAACGGTATCTTAGGTGATATTGCGACTGGTAACGGTGATAAGTTTGCGGATAGCCTAGCTTTAATTGGACTGACAGTTGATGACTTAAAAGGTAAAAACACCGATGAAGCATTTTTACTGATTAGAGATGCTTTAAGTAAAGTAGAAGATGAAACGATACGAGTTGGTGTCGCCAATGATCTATTAAGTGAAAGAGTCGCAGCTGATATCATTCCAGTTTTATCCAAAGAAGCAGAAGTTATTGATGGTTTAAGACAAGAAGCAAGAGAACTTGGTATTGTAACGAATGAACAAGCTGCACAAGCGGGTGAGTTTACAGATGCCCTAGATAGAACCAAACAAGCCTTATCTAGTTTAGGCGTCGATATTGCAAGCACACTTATGCCTGTGATTCAAAACTTAATCATCAAAGTTAGAGATGAAATGATACCTGTCGTTAAAGACTGGATTTCAAAATGGAATAGCCTAGATTCAGATACAAAGAAGATGATCACAACTCTTATAGGTGTAGTTGCTGCAATAGGTCCAGTACTCGGGGTTGTTGGTAAGGTTGGACCACTCTTAAATATTGTGGCCATGACGCTTAAAGGTGTGGGTTCTGCTGGACTTTTTGCAGGAGCAGGTATAAACTTTGCGACTCTTGGTATAGGCGCACTTATCGCCATTTTAGCTCTTGCTTTATTTCAAAGTGAAGAGTTTAGAGCACTTCTTGATAGACTTATGGAAACCTTCATGTTGTTGCTTCCTCCAATCATGATGATTGTTGATGCACTCCTTACTGCATTACAACCTATCCTAGATGTGATTATCGATTTAGTTGTGATGCTTGTCGATTTATTAGTGCCTATCCTAGATGTTTTACTCATGCCACTGATTATGCAAGTGACCATGTTTGCTGAAATACTGGAAGCACTGGCACCACTCATTACAACTTTAGGTCAAGTCTTACAAGCGATACTCGTTCCAGCTATTAAAGTCTTAAAGACTGTACTTGATCCCATCTTGAAAGTGGTTCAAAAGATTATCGAGTTTATTCAGAAGATTTTTGAATGGATTGGTGAACTCCCTAAAAAGATAGGAGACTTTGGTGGTAAGGTTAAAAATGTGTTTGGTAGTGTTACAGAGGGTATCAGTAATATAGCAAACAACGTCACTGAAGGCATTAGTGATTTTGCAGGTAAAGCTGCAGATAAAGTTGGTGGATTCTTTGGTAAGGTTGGTGGGTTCTTTAGTGACACATTTAACCTAAAAGGGTCTAGCCAGACACTTAATACCACAAATTCATCGACAAGTACTGCAAATACAAACCATATTACAATCAATACAACCTCACCAACGTTTGATATTGATTCTATCAATCAAGCATTAGGAGGTAGTGTCATTTGATAAGAGCATTTTACTTAGAAAACGAATATGGTGAACTCTACTATTTCAACCATAAGAATCAAACGATTATAACCCAAGCCAGTGGTCTTGGGTTTTCTTTAG